GGCGTTTGTTCGGATGACATGGTCAAGCAGGTCAACAGTGTCGTCCGGGATTGCGTACGTTGGCTGGCCAGTCACAAGCGTGATGGTGTTTTGTTCAAACGTCCACATGTTCACGCCGCGATTTGCCCAGTCAGCAAACAACAGATTCAAAGACCGACGAGCCGTGCGCAAGTCATAGCCCGTGCGGAGTTCAGAACCCGCCCGTTCAAAGGCCTCCTCAACCATGTCGTTGAGGTCGAGGTTAAACGAGGTGAGTCCTGAAGTAGCCATTATCTAAATCCTGCCGTTTTCTTTGCAATCGTCTTTGGTTGCGCTACGAATTGTTTTCCGGCTTTTTTGCCCGCACGTTTCGCACGCGTTGTCGCAGCGTACTCAGCAGGACTGAGACTTTTAATCGCAGCACTAGGAAGGTATCGCTCGCCCGTGTCAGAAGATTTTTTACCACTTTTGGTTCTCCATTTCTGGTCGCCCCAGTCCTTCAATGATTTCTGAGGCGCTTTCAATCTCGGTAACCCCCGCCAGCCGCCTTGTACTTCTTGGCAACTAGCTGAGCTTTACGCGCCGACCACTGACCTGCGCCAGTGCCGTGGGTGGCCGCGGCTTTTACTTGAGACACAATCTTCTTGCGAAGACCGGGCTTTGTGTAATTGCCTGCGGCGTTAACTTTCCCACCCTCTTTGTATTGGGTGAAGTCAGTATCGTCCCGTCGGGCTTTCTTAACGCCTTTGGGCATTTTAGAGGGGGCAATATCCCCCATCCCACGGCTGGCCATCATGATTTAGCAGGCTTTGCCGCCGTAAGCCATCTTCTTGGTCATGCCGCCCTTTTTCATACCCAAGGGGGTGCTGCCCTTCATAGAGACCATAGTGCCTTTGGTCTTGCCTTTAGAAGCAACACCGTCACGGCTAGGAGCCGCTGTGCGCACTGAACCCATTTTGGCAGTAGTGATGCCGTTGTTTTTACGTGTAGCCATGATAGATCCACCTTCTTTAAAAAGAGCCATTTTCCCGTGATCGGTTTTAGCTCGGTTTGCTTTCTGAATATCTGGACGGGTTTTTCCGCCAGAGCCAAACTTCTTACCCTTGTCCGCTTCGTTGAAATCTTTCCCAACGCTTTGCGGAACTCCCACCTTCTTGGCAAACGCAGGATTATTTGCAATCGCTGCCATGAAATTGTGTTGTTTTTTGCTTGTACTTGGCATCATTTACCGCCTGCGTACCAGTTAACAAGCTGAACCAAACCTGCGCCTACAACGCTACTAGCTCCGCCAACTAGCATTAAAACTTTCCAGCCACCTTTGGCTTCAGACAATGTTTTGTCAATAGCCGCTAGTGTTGCCTGCATAGTTTTCATGTTGTCCAGCATTTTGTCCATATCATCTTGCAAGTGCTTGATGTCAGACGCATGCGTGGCTAATTCTCTGGCGGTTTGAATAGCGTCGCTCATATCAGCAATTCCAAGCCCGAAGGCTTTTGTTGATTCTGGAGTTCGGGTCTTTCTTGGCCTTCTCTCCGGTCAGCTTCTTCTTCATGCCTTCCATACGGGCGCAGAAAGAGTCGCGGCGTTTGCCGCCCTCGGGCTGGGGAGCCTTCAGGCCCGGCTTGCCGGGGTTTGCCTTGTTGTACGAGGCCCGTCCCTTGGCGTTCAAGCCGCCCTTCTCGGACTTGCCCTCTTTGCGTTGCCATGCTGGTGTCTTAGCCATAGAAAATTGTCACTTTTGCAGAAGTTGGCAATGTTACGTGAATATCTGTCGTAAACAGAATACCTTCGCCGGGGATTGGTAACCCAATTGGTTGAGTGCCCGTACCAATATTAAACTGCAACCGAATAGTGCCTGCAGCGCCCCCGTCACGGAAAATAATATCGCCAGCTGTACCGCCAGAAATACATTGATAGCCTTTTAAACGGTTGCGGCTAGACACAATGGTGCCCGTAGCCTCAATGTGCGCCGACTTTACGTCATATTGCATTGTCATAATCAATCTCCTTTAAAAAAGGGGCCGAAGCCCCTTGGGTTGATTAAGCGATACGAGAAAACACGTAAGCTGTTGCGCTGGCAAACATGATGCGGAAGCAACCAATGCCAGTCACACCGCTAGAAACAGTCAGCAGGCCAGCACCAGCACCAGAGCCAGCGGCGGCGGCGGCAGACAAAATACCGTTTGTGGCTACAGCAATCGTTACAGTTGATGCACCAGCAGTGTTATCAACGTACAAGTCCAGCGTAGTACCGCGAGTTGCACCAAGGGCAGTGCCAAGGTCTGTGCCAGTAGGCAAAGTGATGGTTGTGGCTGCGGCTGATGTAGAGGTGATGTAGCCAGTAATAACTTGTGCGGCAGTAGCTGTAGCCGTTGCGTTAATAGCGGCGGTTGTGGGGTGATTTTGATCGGTGAAAACCAGATTTGTGGCCGTTACATTTGTAGCGGTTACATTTGTAGCGGCTAGATCGGTTACGCTAGTAGCGGCACCAAAAGTGGCGTTAACAGTAACGGCACCAGTAGTGCTGTTAATGCTGATGGACTGAAAGCCGTTCTGCGAGCGAACTGGGCCGTTAAACGTGGTATTTGCCATGATTATTCCTTACATGCAAGTTGTGGTGTTCTATCTGCATGTCGTCAGCCGGGACTGTAAGAACACCGGGAAAGCCCGGAATGAAGTCAATATACACGAAAAGAAAAGGGGGCACAAGCCCCCTTTTCACAAGTTCAATTAAGAACCTGCAGAACCCCACATACCGAGGGGATCAGACCAGCCGAAGCTATAACGCTCACGGGCTTTGTAACGAACGTTACCTGTATCGAAGTCACCGTCCATGCTGTTTTGCAAGGCGATACGCTCGAAGTGCTTCATGCCGTTTGGCACGTCGGTAATCAAATACCAGCCGTTGCTGTCGGTCAAGAAGTGGTTAACAGTGTAACCTTCAGGGATTGCACCCATCTGCTTCAACGCGTTGATATCGTTATCAGCAGTAGAAACACGCAACTCGGTGTCAAGCAAGCGCTTGGCAACGAACATCAGTGCTGGGGGAACAACCATCTTACGGGGCTTAGCGGCGATCAACAGACCACGCTCGTCCACCCACGCTGCGATTTGAATCACGGCGTTTTCCAAAGATGTTTCGTTCAAGTCAACGCCAGTTGTTGGGCTGTTGAAGTTCACACCACCGCTAACGAGGGGGTGACCAACGCGAGTGTTAGAACTGTTGTTGCCGAACAAAGTGACGCCGTCACCGCCCAAGTATGAACCGTTGAAACCGTTGTTGATAACGGAAGCGGCTTTAACTTGCTTGGTGTAAGACATGGCACGGGCCAAAGCTTTGGTGTAACGTGCAGACAAAGAGTCATACAAGTTATCTTCCACAGCTTCTTCAGTGATACTGAAGCCCAGAGCGATTGTCTCGTGGTTGTAGCGTGCAGTGAAGGCTTCTTGCGCATTGTCATAGGCAATGGCTTGACCTTCATTCTTGACGGGAGCAGAAGCAAAGCCAGCAAGCTTTGTCTCTTCTTCGAAGCTACGCTCAGATTTCTCTGTTTCGTAGATTTCTTTGTGCTCTTCGCCGTAGCGTGCGTATTCCATGCCGAACAATGCGTTCAGGCCGGGGAGCAACTCTTTAAGTAGTTGTGCGCGTGAAATTGCCATGGTTAATTACTCCTTACAGACCAATTGCAATGGTGTATGAGTGGTAGCCGGGGTTGAACTTCACCAGCAAATCAGTATAAGCGTCGCCCGGTTGGGACTGAGCATTGTTCACAAAACCAACAATGCGGAAAGCGGCGGTCGCGGCAGTGGCAGAAGCCGATACAGCAACGTTGCTATTTCCTGTGGTTGTAGAACCAGTGCTTGTGCTCTGGATGTTAGCCAAGAACACGTTTTGACCCAAAGCAGATATAGCCACAGTGTTGTTAGCTTGCACGGAGAACACAGCGCGGTCGTCATCAATGACGAAAGCAACAGCGTTCACAGCGTTAGCTGGGTAGTACTGTGAAAAGATCGTTTGACCTTGTGCGTTCACATAGGAGCAACCGACGAAAACGCCGATAGAACCTGTATTGGTTGCAGAGCTACCGCTTCCTGTGGGGAAGTAGTTGGTAGTTGCGTCAGCACCAGTCGCAGTCACGAGTTGCAGGTAACCTGACGCAGCCACGTACACCAACGATCCATTGAAGATGTTGACGGCGTAACCGGCAGGGTCTAGGGGGAACGAGCGAGTGCTACCAGCGTATGGTAGGCCACCCAACTCATTCACGGCTCGAAAGCCGTAAGGGGTTTGTGTAGATGCCATTTAAGGACTCCTAAAGTTTATTTGGAACCAGAACCAAATCCACCACGAGTTGAAGTCGACTTGCGGTCGGCAAACAACGGCATGCGTGGATCATTTTGTCGCATGAAGCTATTGTCAACTGAGTCCATCTGGTTTTGAGCTTGCTGGTCGTAATAAGCTTTACGGGCTTCGAACTTCTCTTTTGGCATCTTGCAGAGCATGAGGCCGCCGATTTCGACGTTGCCAGTCTTATCATTTCCAACCATCATCAATTCTGGATGGTCCTCTGCCTTAACCGGCTCCCAACCTTCACGCATTTTGCGCGATACGTTGGTCACTTCCGACTGTCCCAGAACGTGCGTAGCCACCCAGTGGTACACCCAGCCCGGTTCAGGCGTTGGATCAGGCAAGTTGCTCGGCGGTACGTATACAGCACGGGCGGATTTTTCGCGTGTCGTTAGATCACGATTTTTGCGGTCAATTGTTTCAGCCATTTCAGTTCTCCAGTTTCGCTACTTGTGCAGCATATTGCTGCGGGGTTAAACCTAATTTCTTCGCCAACGCAACTTGCGTTGTCGTCAGCTTGATTTTTCCTGCGCTCGTAGAACGAGACACAGAGGCCACCACTGTTGTAGGTTTCCGTTGAACCTCACCAGACCTTGGCTTGTCTTCGCTTCGACCAAATAGATCAGGAAACGTTGACTTCATGCGAGCGTCAATTTGCTCGAAGTATTCAGCAGAGCGGGGGTCCACTCCGTTTGTGACTAGTTTTTGATGCAGCCCTAGTGCGTAGCTGGTGTATTCTTCAAACCCCTGAGCACCGAACCACTGGTTTTTTGCCTGCCAGCGCAGAGTTTTTTCGTCGGGCTCAACCTTCTCAGGTTGGGTTTGTTGCGGTTGTACAGCAAATTTTTCTTCCTGTAAAGGGGTAGGACGATAATTTTTTGTCTGTTCAACTTTAATCTTGGCATCCATCACAGCTTCTTGAGCGGCAATGATGGCATCCGTGTCAAAGGATTCTTGTGCTTCCTTGAGCTTGCGGCGAGCCATTTCTAGTTCGCTTTCAGCTTTTGACTTGGCACCAGCAATGATTGCTTCTTGGCCTGTGTAGACGTTTTTCTTGAGGCGTTTGTTCTCCTCAATCAACTGCTGTGCAAGACGCTCCAGCTCTTGTTTCTCACGCAATGTCGCTTCTTTGACACGGCGCTCGTCGTGGCGTGCGTGTGTCAGCTCTTTAATGCGTGATTTAACTTTGTCCGAATAAGACTCAATCTCTTCATCGGTTGGGTCAACAACTTCCTTGTCCAAAGGCTTGCGGCCTCTGTCTTGTGCAGGCGTATCGTCCTCAATCTCGATGTCAACATCCCCTTCGCCTTCAATTTCAAATTCAACGTCAGGGGTCTTTTTCGCTTCTACTTCGTCAGGAAATTTAAATTCGTCTTTCATAACGTTCCTTTTAAGCGCGGGTTAAGCCGCGGGGGTCTTGCACAACAGCATCAACTTGGTCGTCGTTGATGAGACGGAACTCCTTGCCAAAGATCTTGAATCTTGTGCCAGAGTAAGTACGTACTAACACGAAGTCGCCTTCTTTACACCATGCTCCGTTGGGGAACTTGGCGCTGTCTTTGTACGCATCGGGGCCTACACGCAATACAAACAACACCGTGGTGGCGTGTTCTTCTTGCTTCATAAAC